TCAAAGTTTCCGTGTCAGTTCCTGTGATTTTAATAGTATCAATCACCCCTAATCCTAATGTGTATTGAATCAAGTCTTGTAGATTGCTTTTCATAATTCCCTCGTTTTTATTTACCATAATAATCTATGTAATATACAGATCTTTTTTACCGATATCAAGCGTATTTTACCCAAAGCTGAACAGATCGTTGAATGTAGAATTTGTATCTGTTTTACTTCGCAAATCCCAGTCAAGAACACCAAGAAGATTTTCAATCTTTTTGTCTACCAGTGTTTCTTCCATTGCCAAATCGTCAAACGGCAAATCAGTGAACCATTGGGGCAATCTGAGTTCGTCTACTGGATAGGCAACACTGGTAAAGTTCAGTGCATTTGGCTTTAATTTACAAACCACAATTTTCATACCATCTACAATTTTTATGGAATAATTATCGCTGTGCATATTCCGAAGTCTGTTCCAGTTCAGTGCTGCGCGAACATGTCCAGGCATATTGGCTTTGCCAGTACTGCTGTTATTTTCGAGTTCCTGATAACTGGTCAAACTGTTAGCAGATTTAGGCGATCCTTTTGTCCAGCTAGCTTGTTCTGCTAGTTTGAGCTTGAACTCTTTGATAGCTTCTGCGATTTCTTCTTGTTTTTTACCTGCAAGCGTCAGTTTTAAAACGGACATTAGAAATTCTTGAACGTATTTGGGAGTATCAGAGCGTTTGAGATCTAGACCCATTGCTTTGATTTTTCCCATTTCACCATTGTTATCTAATCTTTTACCTTCTTTGTCAAAGATATTGATAGCATAGCGTTTTTTTGTGATAAAGATAGCGCGATCTCCAATCAGTTCTCTGCCTGCTTTGATGATCTCTCCATTTTTTCTTGGACAATGGAAAGCACGTTCCATGAATGCAGGGAAGCTCAAGTTAGCTTGTTCAGCTATGCTATCATACAGGGCAATGCAAGTTTCCTTATTCCAATCCAATTCACCTTTTTTGATCTGCTGACTTAGAGCAGGGAATGCGGTAAAATAGCAACTGTCAGTATCTCCGTAAATGATAGCCTTACCTTCATGAGAGTATTCCCCAGTCACAGTCTCATTGATTGTACTCATCATGTGTCTGACAATCTGTCTACCTGTGAGCGTGACAGACTGACCTAATCTTTTGTCGTAAAATCTGCAATGTTCATTGAGCAATGCGCCATAGGCTGAGTTGAGTAAAATCTTGCGTACTAGCTGACGTTTATCCCAGTATTCCCTATCAGCCTGAGTTGCAGATTCTTTGAGTTTCTTCTGCATTACTTTACGATCTGAGTACCATCTAGAAAGCAATCCAGGGATTACGCCTTCCTGATCAGATCTAAAAATAGTACCGTTAGCAGACAAGATGAGAGTGTTGTTAGAATCAAATATCATTTGCCAGATTTCGGCAGCAGATTGCTCTTCGCTTGTGCCATCTTCGTAGTCAATTGTGAGCATTGTGCCACGCTCTTGACGCACCACTGCTTCATATTCAAGAGAGCCAAACAGACCTTCCCACAATAGAGAAGTCATTTTAATATCGTCGGTATCTTTTCTTCGCTTTTTCTCACCAGCCAGTTTTTTTGCTTTTTCCATCAGATACTGATCGGTCATAGTCTGTCTAATCTGACCAACTATCGTTTCAGGTGCCATATTAAGTGCTCTGATTGCAGAAGGATAAAGAGAGTTGATGTCAACTGCACCTACGTACTCATGAATACCTTTCTTTGGATTAGCTACGAATGCACCAGCAGCAGTAGTTTCTTCATCTTCTTCGTCATCAAACTCTGCATCTGTACTCTTCTTATTAGGAACAACAAGCCCGCGTTCGTGTGCTTCGTTGAAAATAGCCATCTCGATCATTTGTACCGAACCCATGACTGTGGGAATAAGCACAGTATTCTCGTGAGCAAGAGTATTTGCCAGATCAAGAAATTTCAGTTTGTCATGAATTCTGAATAGAAGCATCGTGTCCTGGCGATTGTATTCAATGAATTTCTTGAAATCACGGTTGTACAGTTGATCTAGGGTGCCTTCGTATTTTGTCTTGGTTTCACCCAACTCTAGTTCAGCGATAGAATCCAGACTATAAGAGTGTCTGGACTCGTAGTTGTACTTTTTGTAGAGTTGCAAATAGTCAACATGAATTCTGCCAACCAGATCATAGGTGCTTTGCTCTTTTCCAAATCGGGTAAAAGTACGCTGTTTAGGAAATTGATCCAGCAGACAGAATTTACGAGTATCATTTTTTGTCATGATCTTGATAACACGATTTACCAAATAAGGAATGTCATATCCCTCAGAGTTCCAGCCTGTCATTACATCAGCGTCTTCGATCAGTTGAAACATAGTTTCAAACATCTCTATTTCGCTTCGAAATAGAATGCAGTTAGAAAAATCCCGAGTTAGATCATTAGCAGTTTCATCGCTCAGGTGTTTAGGAGGAACTGCCAAAGTGATCAGTTCGCCTAACCAGTCAAGATACATTGAGATAGAAGTAACTGGATTGAAAGGATCGTCTGTAGGAGCATATCCTTGATCAAGATCAAATCCTACTTCGATGTCAAAGAAGCATGTATGAAGCTTTGGTGCATCTGATTTGAGATAGTTCTCAGATAGACATCTGAATACTGGATTTATGTCCGCTTCAAAGGTCTTTCTGTTGCTATGAACACGCTTTTCTTTCTCAAACTCTGAGCGTTTACGAGTGGAAAAGCGCGACACAGAATTGCCAAATATCGAACGATATTTACCTTTAGAATCTTCGTAGTAAAAAACATAGTTAGCGGCATGCTCGCTGTAGTGACGAACTCCCTCTGAATTCCGTTCTACAACGAGTATGCGATCACTATCGCGATCTAAGATCGCATCCACATACGACATTAGAGAGTTCGACCTACCGTTTCTAGAATGGTATTCAGTTGTTCATTCTCTTGATTTGTTTCACCTAGCTTGGATTTATAGGCAACTTTAATTGCCTTTTTCAGAACGCTGGGCTTGACTTCCAATTCCTCGGCTATTGCCTTGATCGTGTCAGTCAGACCGCCATTTAGCGTTTCGATTTCACCCATCACACCGATTCCATCTTGAATCAATTGTGTGAGTTTGATTTTAGCTTCGTTATTAAAAGTTCGGGTTGTCATAGTATCTCCTTTCTGATTTGATTTAGTGTATGAACGTAGCGTGAATAAGTCAAACATTTTGCGCATCTAAGTTAGATAGCACCATTTTTTTGACGACCTTATGCAATCCTGGATTAACCTTCAAGGCTACAGGCACAAGATGTTTTCTGACATAATTTCTGGTATAAAGTTCGGACTGATTACTAGTATCTTCTGCCCATTCCAGTGTATGTTTTCTGCACCAATACACAAACTGATCTTTGGTCGTGGTAAGAAATGGTCGATAGATATTCTTGTGTTTAGGCAATACGATTTTAGAATTGCCATGCAAACTAGACCACAGATAAGTTTCCACGCAGTCATCAAGATGATGAGCAGTGACCACGTATGGAAACTGCGCCAGAAACCCATATCGTTGATTGCGCCAGAATTCTTCCCAGCTTTCCGTCTTGGGCTTGCTTGACTTGAGATATCCCTCTGTAAGGGTCAGTTTATTGCTCTTGCAATATTCACGGACTACTTTTTGTGCGAGTTCACTGTTTTCAGTTCCGTGATGATAGAACGCACAATGCACTTTGTGATTGCGTTTCAAGAAATCCACGACAGCAAGACTATCTACACCACCGCTGAAGGCAACGGTAAGTTCTCGTGGGAGTTTAAACAGTACTTTGATCATACTGCTATGATACTACACTTTAGCTAAAATATCAACTATTGAAAAATTTGCTTGTTTTTCTTGCCGTATATCTTGATGTACTTTCCTGCAAGTTCGTCCGCTTGTTTTTCAATAGGAGAACCTGGATAGCTGCTGTTTGGCTCAATTAATCCTAGTTCATGCTGTTTGATATGAACTAGCTCATGACACACTGTTCTTAGAATGTCTACTAAATTTCTATTTTTTGCATAAACCCAAATACTACCATCGCCCGGTATCATTTTACCAGTGTGATGATGCTCTTGCGCTTCAGCATGATCTAGACTGAGAATAATTTTTGGTATTTGATTGATTTTTAATGCATTAGCTGCCAATTTGACAAATTTAGCAACTTCGTCTTTTTGAAAGTTGATATCCAGCCCTTCGTTCAGTTTCTTTTTGATCCAAGCATCAGGAGTTTTTCGATACTTTTTGACCCAGAGATCGTGTAATTTTTTCGCACTAATCTTATGCGTTTTAGCGATCTTACGCATCAGTTTGTCAATCGTACCGTAATTGTGTTTAGAAAGACGAGGTAATTTTTTTGCTAGATCGGTAACTGCCGATTCATTGATACTCTCACCGCCGCCCCCACCGCCGTCTCCAGACCCACCTGAAGAATCTCCAGATGTGCCCCCACTAAAGCCGTAATAGCCAAAGCCAGGATAATAGTACCTGTTTAAAGTTGCTTTCTTCTTGCTAGCCTTCTTTTTCTTGCGTCGATTGGCTCGCTTGATTTCGATAATAAATTCTTTTGCACGCATCTTGTATTTAGCTTGACATCTTACTTATCATGAAGTCATAGTATCCTGTCCAAACTCCTTGCCAAGCATATGTTAATAGTTTTGCGTTCATTCTAGCCATTCGATAGTAACGCATATTGTAAAATTCTATGAATTCTTCGTGGGTAATACGAGCTAAACTGAGATTGCCATAATCGCATACTATCTCCACTAAAGGAGCAGGAGCATAGATCTTAATACGACGATCTTCGAAAGAAATGGTGTCTATTTCCAGAACTGGAAAGACTAATCTTGCTTCTGAGGCTGCTTCTGGTCCAAAGACGTATTGGACATGATATCGGCTTGATATTGAAGATAAATGGTCTGTAATCGGGTTTGAGTCTCGCTTGGTAAAATAAGCATAAATTTGATTAATGTAATCATCAACATGATGCTCAACACGAGTATCGTTAACAACTCCCAATCTATTCTTTTTATAAGACGATTCATAATCTAGACTTTTTAAGTCATGCATCTAATATTTAGTTGCACCAACTTTTCTTTGCCTCTCCAAAGTACGGCCTGGCAAAACCAGACTTGATGAGTAGATCTCGGAGACTTTTGCCATCAACGAGTACATCGCCTAATATTCTACCACCAAACTTATCCCATTCCTTCACAACGATTTGAGTATTTTCTGCATTGTAAACAGTTTCGGTAGTAAACTTGGTGGCTGATTCACCTAGAGTAGCTTCCTTTTTGCATTGTGCTCTGCCACCCTTTTCTGGGGTGTCTACTCCATAAATTCTAATCTTTAGTTTATTACCTAATTCAACTGGAAGCCAATCTACTCGTATCTCAACAGTGTCACCGTCAACGATGCGAACAATTTCGTAGTTGTATGGATTTGCTGATACCGCAGAGCTAGCGAATAGACAGAGCAGGATTAGCAATATCTTCTGCATTATCGGCGCTTTGCTCTTCCAGTCTGGCCAGCAACAATAGAGTCGTTAAAATCAACGACACTCTTGACAGCCTTGTCCTGAAGCTGAGCACGCTCCTGAGGCTTGAGGCTGAGGTAAAGAATCGCAAACTCGCGAAGATCATCCATTGAGGCACGATGCTCTTCGCCGTTCATGAACATCAGAGGAAAATTACCTTCATGATCCATTGCCTTACGAACCTGCATCAGGATGTTCGGAACAGCATCATTATCCGCATCGTCGGAGGCATCGTCAGAGTCATTCTCGAAATCATCCTCGCGACTCACGCGAGGCTTACGGCCGCGACGACCCTCGGTAATTTGATTGATGACACTAAGGGCGTTGCGAATTTCGTCGGTCATTGTAATCTCCAAGGTAGTGTAAACACAAGTTCGCCTGTACGTGGGCGTATCATAACACTATCTAAATCTGTGTCAAGCGTATAATTATTTATCTTTGCAACTTTGTTTAGTAGCTCCAGTGTTTTATATAGTATCTTGAACCTCGGCGCCGTATAGTTGACATTATCTACAAATTCTGGTCGCTTTTTGACTTTTTCCCAGACTGTTTGCCAGGCCTTGCCTTCTCTAATTGCTCTATTCAGCTCATATACTAAGTTTTCTTCAGCACTGTTCTCTGCGATAGGATTCAATTGCTCCATATTGAACATTACATAAGGGGCATTTTTAATTTTGATCTCGGAATATTCTTCACCATTGTCTTGCATGAATTTGGGCAGATTAGGTAAATTCGGGTATTTTTTAGTCAGTTCCCAGAATAATCGAATAGCTTTAGATTCACTTCGATCCGCACTATCTTGCATCAATAGTTTAGCCATTGTTCCCTGATCTTTCATCCATAAGTTGGTGTCTAGCTGCTGATATCCTGCTTTTTCGAATTTATTGCTGCTTTGAGGCAATTGTTCTAGATACTTTTTTACTTTCTCTAATTCACGATTGTCCAGAGAGTCAAGATGAGCTTTACCTGTCAATCGCTTAGTCAATTCAAGAAATTCGGGATCATTGTCCCAAGGAATACCTTTTTTGTCTGCTAGCTGGTGTATATCGTCGGGAGATAGATACTCAGCCTCGTCCTGATTTTTGAGTTTGCCGCCCAATGCTTTGTTAACGTATGCATCAGTAACTGTGTGATTTTTGCTTATCGCAATACCATATTTTTTTGCAAGATCTAATAGAATGTTTGTGTCGGCTGAATTTTCAATAATGGCCGATATTTGAATCTTGCCGTT